ATGGGTGTACTGACCAGCGGTTCCGCCATCTAACTTGATGCCGGTTCCGAAGGCGACTTTGAGATAGGGATAGCCGGGGTTAGTCCAGGCGCCTGCCGTGCGATAGATGCCGTAGTCATTAGTCGTATGCCAGAAAATACCCTCATCGACTGAAGCAGTATGGGCAATGGTGGACCCTGCTTTGGTGGTCCCGAATCCCATGTCAGAGGAATCAGCTACGCGGAAGCTTTTGTTTACTTCTAGCGTATCGCTTGCGCTCACATAAGTTAGCGCGGCATTCGCCCCATCAATCGTAATCCCAGCCCCATCAGCCGCTGCCGCGTTGGCTGCGCCGTCTGCGAGAACGATATTCTTATCGTCCACCGTGAGCGTCGTGGAGTTGATCGTGGTCGTCGTGCCGTCTACCTGAAGGTTCCCGGCAATGACCACGGTGCCGGTATTGTCTCCGATCCCTGCGGGGTCAATGGTGAACGTAGCGGGGCCGCGAAGGGCGCCGGTCAGGGTCAGATTCCCGTCAAAGGTATCGTCCACGTTGGAGCGTAGGAACGCCGTGGAGTCTAGGTTGTCCAGGGTGTCAGCGTTACCACCAGTAGAGACTACGCCGGTCACGCCCTCGTTCGCTTCTACCTTAAAGGGGTAGGTGATGCCGGTGAAGGCTGCGCCTACATTGGTCACCCGGACCCGGAAGTAGTAGTCCGTGGTATCCGCGAGATCGCTGGTGGTGAAGGTCTTGGTGACAGACCTAGGTCCGTAGTACCAGAAATAGGTTGAGCCGTAGTAGACGCTGAGATCGTACTTCTCAAGCGTAATAGTTTCGGTCTTGGACGCCGCTATGGTGGCGAAGTTAGACGTAGTAGACGCCTCAAAGGTCAGCGTGGCCTGGAGGGCTGTCCCGCTGTAGTCCGCGGTCTGGGAGAAGCCGTGGTTTTCCAGCCACTCCACCACTACGTTCGACTCGCCGTGGTCAAAGAGCGCGAGCGTTACCGTGCCTCCAGAGGTGGTGAAGCTGCCACTGGCTTCCTTGTAGTCCCCGTTAGAGCCGCCTACCGCCGTCGCTAGAGCCCCATAGATTTCATCCAGGGCGTCCTGCGTGAACATTTCACGGGTAATAGAGGCAATGGCTAGGCTGCTGGCCTTGAGGTCACCCACCACCTGTAGGTTCTGGTTCACGGTGATAACGTCGGCCTCGATGTTCCCCTTCACCCGGAGGGTGTTATTGGATGGGAAGAATGCGAGCTTGTCCTTAAGGGAGAAAGAGCCAGCGCTGTCTAGATAGAAGCCCGTGTTCGCGTTGTTAAACGTCCCCGTCCCTTGATAGAGCTTCCCAGGGGTGATGGTTACGCCGCCGATGGAGCCGTAGTCGATCCGGCTAATAGGTGCGAAGCGAACGTCATTTATGGAGATAGCCGTGTCGTACAGGGAGGAGTCTAGGTAGAAGTCCTTCGCTCCGACTCCGGTCACCGTGCGCTTCAGCGTGTCATTGTGGTAGTAGTAAACATTGTCGCCGTCATAGACGATGCTGAACTTGTCGCCCACCGAATAGCTAAAGGCGCCGCCATCAGGCGCGTTCTGTGATCCGCTCTCGTAAATCGTCGCGTTTGAGGTGTTGAGATACCACGCATAGTCGATGGAGTTAAAGCTAGCACTAGTGGTCGGGTCTTCGTTCAGGCCCATCATGAAGCGATAGGTGGAATTGAACGTCGCCTCAAACTGAAGGACGCAAGGCGATGCGTAATGCTCGGAGGAGTAGACCTGTGTATCCCAAGAGTTATCGTTTCCGCCCGTAACTGAGATGTTATTCCCGTCATAGCTGACGGTCTTGCTGCCGGTATCGTTGAAGGTGAGCTGGCCGGTCGGGATGTTCCCTTCACTGATGATCTCGGCAATGTCGCCGATCTGTAGCGCTGTGGCGCCATCTGCTGCGCCAGAGACAACGGTAGATGCCGTAGTCCCCCCAATGGTCACGCTGCTATCAATGCTGCCAGAGGTGGCTGTCAGAGCGCCTCGGAACGTACCGTTCCCAGCCTCAAAGGTGCCGTCCGTGGTGAGCTTCCAGCCAGCCGATCCTGCGCTGTAGTTGGTCGATTGGAGGGTGTCTGCGATCTTCGTAATATCGACCGCGTTGTCCTCGATCTGACCCGTATCTACCGCGTCCAGATCCGCTAGGGCCCCGGTGTTATAGCTCGCCACCTCCTGCCAGACCGATCCGTTCCAGCGGAAGAAAAGGGCTGTGTCCGTCTGGTACCAGAGGTCCCCGGTCGCTTCTGCCGTAGGAGGAGCGTCAGACGCTGCGTAGAACGTCGTCACCTTGCCGTCCGCTGTGTCCTGCGCTGTGGTAGCTGCACTGATAGCAGACGCAATCCCAGAATCCCTGGCTAGAACCCATGCCGTTCCGCTGTAACGATACAGCTTGTTATCTTCGTTCGTGTCGATCCAGAGGTCGCCTTCTGCCGCCGATGACGGCTCTGCGTCCTGATAGAAGGTAACGATCTTCCCATCTGCCGTGCTTTGCGCACTGGCCGCGGCAGAGAGAGCTTGAGCGATCCGCGCATCCGCACGATCTACCCATGACCCTCCTGACCGGAGATACATACGATAGTTGTCGTCCGTGTCGATCCAGATATCGCCGTCGTTTAGGGTCCCGGTAGGCTCTGCGGCCTGCTGGTAGATGACATTCCGGGTGGCGTTATCTTCTGGGGCTGTCCCCAGGGAGTCCGTGACAGAAGGCCAGTCCGCCGTCAGCGCGAAGTTGGCGTCGTCGTCTAGCTGCGTAGTGGTAATCCGTCCAGCGCGGCCGGAGACCCCTGTGGTGTCGTTGTTCGGGTTCCGGATGGACTCCTCCCCGTCGACGTCCACTGACCGGATCCAGTAGTAGTGCGTTCCGTCTGCGTAGGTCGTCTCGTGCCGGAAGGTCGTCCCCCGGGTCCGCCCGATCTCTGCCGCCCCTGACCAGTTGCTGGTGGCCGAACGGTAGACGATGATCTCGTCGTAGCTAGAGGGCCGGAGAGGCGCGCTCCAGGACAGGACCACGGCCTCCTCCTCTTCCGTCGCGGAGAGGTCGCTAGGAGGCGATACAGGCTGCGCTGCGAAGGAGATCTCCCCACCATAGGACCTGGCGCTGTAATCGCCTGAGGCGGGATCTGCGAAGGCGTCAGAGGACGTCTCTCGCACCTTGAGCACGAATCCCTGGTCCGGGTCGAAGGACCACTCGTCCACGATCACCTTCTTCCCTGGTGACGTCCAGCCCAGCTCGTCCACCACCACGTTGATCCGGTCGCCGACCGCTACCTTGAGGCCCTTCCAATTCACCGGAATAATCGCGCTCATCTGCTGCGCGTTCAGGTTGATGGCCTTGTACGCGATCCGCTGCGCCTGGTACTCGTTGTTCACCAGGGGGAGGGTGATATCGCTGGTCAGCTCCAGGCCGTTGTCCCGGGTCGTCTTGTAGGTCGCATTTGAGACCGGCAGAAACTCCGTCTCGGCGTAGTCCTGAGCGGGGTCGATGAACCGGCCGCGCACCTTGTTGAACCGCTGAGTCCGACCCAGCTCCGGCTGGACCTGGATATCCCCGACGATATCGTCCTCCGTGAACGTGAAGCTCGCCGCCTCGTCCACGCCTGCCCGGATCCGGTACTTGCCTCCGGACCAGGTAATGGATCCCATCATCGAACCCAAAATGGCCTTGATGTTCTCGGAGTAGGTCGTGTCCGTCGTCAGGACACCGTTACAGGTGAACCGCTTTTGATTCCCTGCCGGGGTCGATACGGGCGCATCGCACGCCGTGGCTGCCGTGGCCACCATGGACCAGTCTATGTCGTCATAGCTGATCCCCTCGACGCCCATCCCGAGCCGGTCGTCGATCAGGTAGTCCGCCAGGCATAGCGCCGGGTTGTCGGACCACTCCCAGGTCGTGGCATCCGTCAGCCTGTGGGTTCCCGAGCCGCCGTTCGTGCTGTCCTTCCGGGGGTCGTAGACCTTCTTCCCCTTGACCACCGCCCGGACGTTGCGCGGAGCCCCGTCCTTCCATACGCCCTCACCAGTCCGCGTCCCCAATTCAAACGCGGAGGCCATATAGGTCATGCCCCGGCCACGGTGGTCCGTTGCGTTCAGGTCAGAAAAGGAATTTACCAGCTCCGTGATCGCGCCCTGCGCCGTGACGTTGGAGTTAGCGAAGGTCGGAACCCCGTCAGATCCCAGCCGAAAGTAAAAGTTGGTCACGGGGTTGCCGGAGATCGGCCCGAACTTGCCAGAGGTGACGTTACCGCTAGCGTCGATCTGGCTCGCCAGCACCTCGTCGCCGTCGATCCAGACTGACACGATGGAGTCGCACGCATGGTTCGCCAGCGCGATAGCCATCCAGAGGGTATGGTTATCGTTGGTCTGAGGGGTCGAACGGGTGTTCGCATAGACAATCGGGCCAGAGACCCGGGCCTGGCCATAGACGATATTCGCGGGGGAGACGGCGCTCCGGATGGTGACGTCCCTGGGAGCCTTGGCAGACTTGTTCTGCGCGTCCTGCTGCTGCTTCTTGCTGTACGCTGAAGAGAGGGCCAGGTCCGCTACTGCTGCCGCTGCCGTGACCGCGATGGCCGTCCCAGTGCTCGCCCCGGTGGCTGCTAGTGCTATCGCCGCGACTGCTGTAGCCATTTAGATTCTCCACGCCTCTAGCGAATATCGAAGGTCCGCCTTGAACAGCCCGCGAGATATGGGCACCAGCGTTCCACATGGAACCTTCAGCCCGATGATCTCCCCGACGTGCGGCAGGTCTGACCGTAATATATCACCGGTCAGGGCTTCATCTGTAGGGATTGATGGGCCAAGGAGATGCGTCATCAGGCCAGATAGCCCGCCATGGGCCTCGATGATTGCCCGTGCCTCGTCCTCAGTTTGATAGGTAAGCTCTGGGGCCGGATCCACCCCGTGGAGCGTGCGGTACATTTCCCGGGCCACCTGACAGCAGTCCATAACGCCCCACTGGAAACGCATCCCCGATACCTTATCGGAGACGCGCCGCACCGCCTCTTCCCTGGTCATCGAACCTGGAAGTCAACGCCCGGGACCAGGCCGGATCCCCCAATGATGCCGCTGTTATACGCGGAGCCCGTGCCGAAGAACTGCGTCTGGCCGCCCCAGGTGATCTTGGCCTCGATCATCTGTGGCAGGTACTCCAGGAACTGATCCCCGGACCATTCCGCCTGCTGGGAGGCGTCGTTGACCACTCGTCCGTTCTTCTTCTCAAAGGCTGCCAGTTGGCTCTCGCACGATAGACGAATGACAGAGCTGGACCCGACGGCCACTTGCACGTTGTCAACGTACCCCTTCCAGGTTAGGTGGGGATCTGCCACCACTACCCGGTCCAGGTCGATGAAGCCCACTAGGAGGGCCACCTCCCGAAGCACCACGTTGTCCGTCAGGACCTCGTTCGCAATGGTCGAATCCAGGCCGGAGAGCATCAGATCCACCTTGAACGGGGCCACCTGCTGCCCCTCCTCGATGCGCGAGACGCCGCCGTAATCTCCCACCCCTTCCCAGGTGCGGCTCGTCCCGGTCGAATCGTCCGCCATGATGGGGCCGATATTGTCGTGGAGATAGAGCGTGCTGGAGCCCTCGTCGAAGTAGATCTCCACGAAGGTCACGGGCCGGACTACCTGGGAGTCTACGGCGTTGGCGTTAGCGGTAGAGAGGCCACGGCTCATGCTAGGACGTCCTCGACTGCCTCAAAGGTAAAGCTAGAGATCCGGGGGGACCGGTTGCTCCAGGATGACTCGTTCTTCATCAGCCGGAATATCCCCTTGGGGCTCGTGATGGTGATCGCTGCGTTATCCGAAGGAGAGGCCCGTAGCTCCGGCACGAAGTCAATCGTCGCCGCGCCTGCCGTGATGGCTGCGTCCGCGACCGCCATTTTCAGCTCGCCGTTCACCTCAAAGAAATCACCGGCCCGCATGGCGTAGGTCCCGGTCCAGCCATCCGTCACCAGCTCGTTCCCCGTCTGGGAGCCGCCGTTGACCACCGGGGTCCCACCACCATCCGCCCTCCGGCTGTAGGAATGGTCCTCCAGGTAGAAGTTGTTCGCCGTGGCCTGTAACTGAGCCAGGAACGCCTGCATCAGGGCCCTGTCGGCGTCGAACAGGTCGCTGAAGGTCAGGGTAGCCTTCCACCGGTTGCCGGTCCTCTGGGCCGCCTGGATGGCTCCTGTGAGGGGGGACACGAACTGCTTCTGGTTGGAGATAATGGTCCAGCTCGTATCCGTAGGCCGGACGCTTGGCATTGTCAAAGGCATTAGAAGCGTCTCCTGGCTAGCATATCCGCGATCTCCGCCTTCTGGCGCTTCAGCTCAGCCGCGAAGATGATCCGATCCTGCTCCGATGCCCCTCCGGCGATGTTCACCGTGGGAGCGTAGTTGATCTGGGCGCCGCCCTGGTTCCGGAGCTTCTCGTTCGTCATGATCCGGCCGCCAGCGTTGCCCATGGTCAGAACCTCTGGCCCGCGCTCCCCGACGATATAGGACTCCCCGGGTCTCACCTGTCCGCCTAGGGCTCGTCCTGCTGCTGCGCCGGTAGCTGCTGCCGTGACTGCTGCCGCTAGAGGGCCTGCGAATGCTGCCGCTGTAGCCGCTGCTGCGGGGGCTAGAGCTGGGCCGACGATGGGGATAGCTGCTGTGCTGGCGTAGGCGTTCAGGACCGCCTGTGCCGCCATGGCCGCCGCGTTCCCAGTCATCATTGCCGCCGCGCCTGCCTGGTTCGTCTTGTCCAGGGCCTTCTGCATGAGCTGAGTCACCGCATATTGAGCGATGAACTGGCCTAAAGCGTTGACCGCCGTCCGGCCGATGGTCTCCGCCAGTCCTGCGAACGCCTCGTCCAGGCTCTCCGCATCGAACACCGCCGACTCCAGCGCCCCACCGAACCCGGTCGTGAGCTGGTCCACCATACCCACCAGGACCTGATCGAACTGAGCCAGGGACTCCTGCGTGTCGGCCAGGTACTTCTCGAACGCATTCCGGGACAGCTCCTCCCGCTCCTTCTCATAGGCCGCTGTGAGCTGCGTCAGTAGCGCCTGGCGCTCCGTCTCCGTCTCAAAGGTAGCGTCCAGGATGGTCTGGCGCCGCTTCTCATAGGATGCCGTGAGGGCCTGCTCCTCGGTCATGAGGGACAGCGCGATGGCCTCCGCCCCCTTAGTAGCCGCCTCGGCCTTGGCCTCTGCTGCTTTGGTAGCCGCATCCGTGGCTGCCGTCTCTTCGTTCCGGAGGCGAATCAGCTCCGATAGACGCGCTGCTTCCCTAGCCTCCTCCTCGCTTAGCCCGGCCTTGATTGCCTCTAGATAGGCCACCTGCTCCGCCGTTTGATGGAGCGCCGCGTATTCGTGGGCCAGGTTGGCGATGTACTCCTGGGCCTTATCGTCGGCGAACTCCGTCGCCACCCCTTGCCCCGTCAGCGCCTTGTTCAGCTTCGTGATGAGGGCCTCGGCCGCCTCGGAGTCCTTCCCGGCCCGAAGGATGACCTCTGCCAGGGCTGCGAACTCGTCGTCCGCTAGGGCCACGCTGGTGGCCATCAGCTCCACCACCTGCTGGAGCCGGGACAGATTCTCAGGGGTCCGGTCCTGCTCGTACCGCATGAAGGTGCCCAGGAGCTGCCCTGCCTCGTCCCGGGTGATGCCTAGCTCGTCTGCTACCGCTTGGGCTTCCGCCTGAACCCGCGTAAATGCCCGGGTGCTCATACCCTCAAAGGCTGCGTCCGTCTCTTCTGCGGCTCGCCCGATGGCCAGGAACTGCTCTGCCGTGCCCCGCATGATCCCCGGGGTGACGTCCCCGAAGGCAGAGACGATGGCTTTCCCTGCTAGGGTGATGGCCTTCTCAGCTTTGGCCATCTGGAGGGCTAGCTCGATGGACGCCAGACCGGCGTTAGTTTCCATCAGGAGCTTGAGATCATCGCTCAGCCCGAACGCTGCTGCCCCAGTACGATTAAACGTCGTGCCAAGGCTTTTCATTATGTCTTCTAGCTCGTCCGCCTCGTCCTCGACGTCCAGCATGGAGGCGATCAGGGGGCCAGCTAGGAGGGATCCGAAGGCGATCACGGCACCGAAGGCAGCACCGGCAGGGCCAAAGGCAGAGGCGATCTGCGGGCCCTGTTGCGCGAGGATAGTAGTCGCCGCCGTGCCAGCCTGGGCCTGGACTGCGACGTCCTGGAGCTGCATGGAGAGGTTCGCTGCCCCTCCCTTCATTAGCTTAAATCCGCCAGCAGCCTGGCCGGATGCCTTGGCCTGGCGCTGCATGACTGAGGCGTTCTCTAGCTGCTCCTTCGTGGCCCCATCAAGAGCCAGCTTGTACAGCTCCAGCTCGTCCGTGGTCAGACGGGTCTGGGCCTCCATCCGGTGTAGCTGGTCGATGACCTTTTTCTGAGAGGCGGGGAGCTTCTTGGACTCCTTGTCCAGCCGCTCCTCCTGCTCCCGGAGAAGCTCGATAGCCGTCGCCGCCTTCTTGACGTCGCCGGTCTCTACCTTGAGCTGGAGGGTTGCTATATCGGCCATCTGGGCGTCACCTCTCGGAACTTGGCGAGCTTCAT